GATGGCGGCGGTGGCGGTGGCGGTGGCGGTACTGACGGTGACGATGATGATGACGGCGGTGGTGGCGGAGGTGGAGGCGGCGGCGGTGGTGGTGAGGAACCATGTACAGATTTTACGCAGAATTGCTGCTGCGTTGAATATAATTGGTGTCGTTACAATCCTAGCAATAATCAGTTGTCCCAAAATACTGTAAAAAGAGGAATATGTACAGTATCTGGAAAACCTCCAGTAAGTTGTAGCACATTCAACGTGTGTAATAATACCGAGGGATCAAATAAATTAAGAGCAACTGATATCTACAATTTAGCAGTTTGTTGTTATAGACAGAGACAACAATGTTCTTCGCCATGTACATGTCTAGATTGTGCCGATGTGATATCAAAACTACCAGGAGGTCAAGATCAATTTAATCAACTTTGTGCAAACATAGACGATAATGTATTCAATTCATACTTAAGAACTCATACTTGTTATCCATTAAGTGATGTTACTTTTAATTCATGCTGTCCATGCGATCAACAATCATTGTGTCAATTAAATTCATGTGCCGTTGAAGGCACAGGAACAGACGCAGCAGACAATAATCCAGATAATTGCGTATCTTCTGGAGAACAACCACCTGGATATGGATCTGGTGGTGGTGGATTTGTAATTGATTATGGTTCATGTATAACAAATTCTCAAGGAGAATCTGTATGTTCAATAGAACAATACGATCCATGTAAGGAATCTTGTGTTGGATTTAGTGATCCTTGTATATGGAATGAGTGTCAACAACTTGGCATACCCGCAGAAATATGCCCATCGTTTAAAGTCATAGGTTGCGGAATTTCTAACTTCTTACCAGACGAATCCACGAATCAAACATTGCTTAACGTTAAAATTGTCCTAAATAATGAGGAAGTGTGTATTCCTATTCTCTGTGATACTGGTTGCGATGAATACGAACTTTGCGAAGAGTCATAAATGTCATCAATTCAATTCAGATCAAGAATTAAACCAGCAATCAACTATACACCAAAGTTAAATGATTTTGGTGTATGTTGTAGTGATGACGGAACATATAGCAATAAAGTATTCATAGAATGCTTCAATGAAGGTGGTCATTTTCTTCCAATAGATCCAAATACAATTCCAGATAATGCCACTCCTTGCCCTATCATAGATTCCGAATTGGGATGCTGTTGTTCATGTGCGTATGTTACTCCAGGAGAATTATCTTCTGTTCCCAATTATAATGACACTGGTAATCCAAATTATCCATACTTGGCATCTGGAGTGAGATCAAATGTTTCTCGTTGCGAGTGTGAAAGAAAAGGTGGCAAATGGACTGCTGGTGCTTGTCCAGATTTGACATCTGACAATTGGCAAAATCTGTGTCTAAGAACTATAGAAGGAACAAATGTAGACGTTCGTACTCCAAGAAGATGCTGCCATCTAGGATATGATTCCGATACTGGTTGGCCAGTTGGGTTAACTTGCTCTGATGTGTGTACCGCATACGATTGTTCATTGTTAAGCACTGACGCATACCCTTCAATTTTTGGTGGTGTGGGCGAAAAATGTACACCTATTTCATGTGCTCAACCTTTGACAATGTCCATTCTGGCAACAAAAACAGAACTCTACGAAGGATTTGATATTGGTTCTTGCTATACACTTGAAGATAACGATGGAGTTCTTGAGTATGAGTGCGCGCTTTCTCCAAAGGCACTTTGCGATGGATATTGGGTAAAGGAACTTGATCAGGAAAATCCATATTGTACTTCTACTCACCAACCATCAGATCCAGTTTCATTGAACGGAGCATATGATGTTCAACGAATGTCACTTGCCAGTTTCAATGCTCTTGGAGTCACAACAGGTGACGAATTCCAAGGTGGTATATACATTGGAATATTCAAACCATCACCTCTCAATTCTCGTAGCAGTGACGTATATGGAAATTTAAATTTCGGTGAACCAAAACTTGGAAGATTTACTGCCGATTCCATCGGTGGAACAGACAAGCAATGGGCATTGATCGTGGATGAAACTGCTTATTCCGTTCCTTTCTTGTTGGAAAAGGAAACAGACGATTATTTCAACACCTCCCTCTGGGATGGTTACTACAATACCTATGGAAATAATACTACATTCCTCGGTATACAGACAGCACTTACAAATACTGTCAGATATAGAAATAGAAAAGGATTTATAGATTATTATCTTCCATCCATATATGAACTTTACTTCTACTCTGCGTACCTCTATAATAAAGGAGTAACGACTAGAGGGAATTTAATTTCATCTTCTGTATATAACAGCAAATATATCAACCCATCGACTTCTAAATCCAAGATATATAATAGTGGACATGTCTATGGTCAGTTGATCAATTCAGAATATGCCGTTAACTACAAGACAGCACTCTTCAATAAGAGAAATAAAGAAACAGTTTACTTCTTCCGTCGTATTGTTTTAACATAAGGATTTTGCTATGGGATGTGGATGTAATAAAAACAAGAATAAAAATAATGAACAACCAAAGAACGAAAATCAATCAGTAGAGTTTCGTAAGGCAGAACCAATCAAGAAAGAAGGCGCGATCAAGGAAAAGATGACCATGATGCAAAGTTTTGCATCTGCCATTTCTTCGCGTGGTTTTAATAATGAAAAGGTCACAAAACCAATCAAACAACTTCGCGTTCTTTCTTGTTTCGGAAATCAAGACAAGGGTGGAGTTCTTCCTCCATGCGAACATCTGAAACAATCTTCAACCCCAGGTAAATTCTTTTGTGGGGGTTGTGGATGTGGCGACCGTAAAGGAACCTGGTTGCTCGCAGATGGTGAAGAATATAGCAAGTTGGATTACCCTCGTCTGGCATGTCCGTTGAAGATGCCAGGGTTTACCAACTACGAAAAGTCCAAACCAGACGAAGCAGAACCACCAATTACTCGTAGATATTATATTGAACAAATGCCGTATAAGGAAATGGAGAAGATCAAAGTGACAACGCACGAACCTCCAATTCAACCAGAGAAACCAGCAGAAAATACGGATTCCAAATAATATAAAAAACTCTCCTTATAAATAAAGTAAGGAGAGTTTTTATATGGCAACACCAGACTCAAGAAGATCACTCATAGAACTTTGTCTTCGCAACCTGGGACATCCTGTGGTTCAAGTCAATGTTGATTATGAGCAATGTGAAGATCGTCTTGATGAAGCACTTCAATATTTTGCCGAAAGACATTTTGACGGTGTTCAGAAGGTATATTTCAAGTATCTGTTGACTCAGACTGATATTGATCGTGGATATATTGATATAAATGATATTGATCCACCAACTGGAGATCTTAACGATTCCCCATCTGGTAAGGATATATTGTCGGTTGTCAAAGTATTCAGATTCGGTACGTTGACTGGTGTCAATATGTTTGATGTTCGCTACCAGTTGGCACTCACCGATTATTTCGGAATCAACAGAGGTCTTAACGGAAGTCAAAGCACACCCGTTGCTGGTTATGAAGTAACCATGCAGTATATCAGTCTTCTTGAGCAATTCTTCAGTCCAGAGAAGTCGGTTCGTTTTAGCAAAGTAACTGACAGAATCTACGTTGACGCATTGGATCAAGATATTCCAGCAGGATATTATCTAGTAATTGAAGCATACGCAATGCTTGATCCAGATGTATATACCAAGATCTACAATGACCGTCTATTGAAGAAGTATCTCACTGCTCTCATCAAGAGACAATGGGGAGCAAACATGCTCAAGTATGACGGAGTTCAACTTCCAGGTGGTATCACATTCAAGGGTCAACAGATCTACGATCAGGCAGTACAAGAAATACAACTGGTAGAGCAGGAACTTTCAATGGCATACGAGTTGCCAATTGATTTCATGATAGGATAACAAATGGCAGTAAACCCATATTTCAAAGATTATAAAGGTGAACAAGATCTATTGAATGATCTCACCATAGAAACAATCAAGACTATGGGTCGTGATATGATCTATATTCCCAGAGAATACCTGAACAGGGATATTATCTTTGGTGAGGATCCAATTTCAGAATTCAAGTACGCATATACGATTGAAATGTATATTGAGAACATACTTGAGTTCGGTGGTCAGATGAATATCGTAAATAAGTTCGGTATCAACATTACCGACAGAGTTACACTTAAGGTTTCAAAGACAAGATTTGAAGAAGAAGTATCAAGAAAGCAACCAGCAATTCGAACTCCAAGAGAAGGCGATTTGCTTTACTTTCCATTGAATAAGAATATGTTTGAGATAAACTATGTTGAAGATAAGATTCCATTCTTCCAGTTTGGAACACTCAACACATATACACTAACATGCGAACTCTTCACATATTCGTTTGAAGATATTGAAACTGGAGTCAGTGACATTGACGAAATTCAGACCAAGAGAAAATACAACATGATTTCTCTTTCTCTTTCTGGTGCTCCTATCACTGGATTGAATATTCTCAAAAGAGGAGATACCGTATTCCAGGTTTCTGGAGTCACGGGTGCTGGTGCAATATACGGAGATTCCACTGCCGAAGGTGTCATTGTTGAATATACTGGAAACACCACATATATCAAGGGAGTCTCTGGAACCTTTGTTACTGGTCCATCTGGAACAGAATCCATCAAGTCTGTCGAGAGTGGAGCAGAATACTACCTTCTCGACTACCAAGAAACAAATATCAATCTCTCAATTGATCCAATATCTGGTGTCAGCGAAATTGAGAATGATTACTACGCGGAGAAGGCAGACAGTGAACTTAATTTTAGCGCAGATAATCCATTCTCGGAGGCATGTGACTAATGTTTAACGTAAATAAATCATTTTACAATCAGTCCATACGAAAAATTGTCATTGCCTTCGGATCTCTTTTTGATTCTGTATATGTCACTCGTTATGAAGCAGATGGAAGCGAAAAGGAAAAGATTCGTGTACCATTGGCATATGGCAGTAAGGAAAAATTCGCACTCAGACTGACTCAAGAGAACAGTCTTTCAAAGAATTCAAGAGTTCAAATCGTGCTTCCAAAGATGGGATTTGAGATCACCACAATGATGTACGATCCCACAAGAAAAATTAATCGTCTTGTTGAAAGATCACAGGTCGTAGACGGTGTATACAAATCGGCACATTCCGAAGCACCATATAATATTAATTTTTCTCTATTCGCCTTTACGCGCAATATGGACGATATGCTTCAGATCATTGAGCAGATCGTACCTTACTTTACACCAGAGTACACGGTCACGATGAAAATGAATGATCTTCATCAATCAGTGGATGTACCTTTCATTCTGAACAATGTCAACTTGGCAGAGAATTACGAAGGAACATTTGACAATCGTAGAACTCTAATTTCTACTTTTGACTTTACTGCCAAGACATTTATATACCCACAAATTTGCGGATCTTCTGGTGGCATTATTGAAAGATCCGATGTTAATTTCTATGGATACGGGACTACGGGTTCTGTTGAATATGGTTATTATGTAGACGATGTTGGATATACTGGAGATGTTATAACTGGTGATATTACCGAAGTCTTAGGAGATTGGCCCCCATCATGAAAAATTCCGATGAAAAACTTTCCGAAATTCTTGATATTGAAGTTTCAAAAAAAGAACCAATTGAAATTGTCAAAGCAGAAGATACTGTCAAGAAAGTAAAGATCAAGAGAAGAGATCAAGTTCGTCAGGACTTTGATTCTGCTCGTAAGAATATGAAAGATCTGATATCAAGTGGATTTGAAGCACTTGATGGGATCATGCGTGTTGCCGAAGCAGGAGACTCTCCCCGTGCTTACGAAGTTGCATCCATACTCATCAAGACCGTGAGTGAACTTAATACGGATCTGATGAATATGCACAAGACTACTGCTGACGCACTAGGAACTAATAAGGTCGTCCAGAAGACCACAAATAATTCTATTTTTGTCGGATCTACAAAAGATCTACAAAATATTATCAATCAGTCAAGAAGTCAAACTAAAGTTATAGACCATGAGGATTCAGAGTGACAGCAAAAAAAGATGGATATCTTGGTAATCCCAATTTAAAACCAGTAGGCATACAGCAACAATTTACTCCCGAACAAGTACAGGAGTATATTAAGTGTGCCAATGATCCTGTCTACTTTGTTGAAAAGTATGTACGCATCGTTGCTGTAGATAAAGGTCTTGTTCCTTTTGAGATGTATGACTTTCAGAAGGAACTCATAGAGATACTACATGATAATCGCTTCGTTATTGGTAAACTTCCACGTCAGGTAGGAAAGACTACAACCGTAGGTGCTTATCTACTTCACTATGTTCTTTTCAATCAAAATATGAACGTTGGTATTTTGGCAAACAAACAATCTACCGCAATTGAAATTCTAGGAAGATTGAAGATGGCATATGAATATCTGCCAAAATGGTTACAACAAGGAATAATTGAATGGAATAAGGGATCAATCATACTAGAGAATGGATCCCGCGTTTTGGCAGCAGCAACATCATCTTCTGCGATTCGTGGATTCTCCTTCAACTGTATTCTTCTTGACGAGTTTGCTCACATTCCAACACAGATTGCCGAAGAGTTCTTCACCTCTGTATATCCAACCATTACCTCGGGTCAATCTACCAAGATGTTTATCATTTCAACTCCAAACGGGTTGAATATGTTTTACTATTACTGGAAGGGAGCAATCAACAACCAAAACGGATACAAGGCATTCGAGGTCCATTGGAGTCAGGTTCCGCAATATCCAGGTGGTCCTTTAAGAGACGAGAAGTGGAAGAATGATATGATCTCCAAGACTTCTGAGAAGCAGTTTGCTCAGGAGATGGAGTGTGACTTCTTGGGCAGTTCCAATACTCTCATATCGGCAGAGAAACTGCACACTCTGGTATATTCAAAACCAATGATTCGGTCAAAGGACGGAATGAACGTTTATGAAGAACCCAAGAGAAAAAATGATGAAGAGGAAAAGTCTCAGGATCATATTTACTTCATAACTGCTGACGTTGCGGAAGGGCAGGGCAAGGACTACACCGCAATGTCTGTGATTGACGTTACTCAGTTTCCATATAGAGTCGTTGCGACATATAGAAACAATACGGTATCTCCTCTTCTCTTTGCTTCCGTATTGAGGACGGTTGCCAAAAAATATAATAACGCATATGTGTTGATTGAAGTCAATAGCATAGGAATGGAAGTTGCCAATATTCTTCATACCGATCTTGAATATGAAAATATTGTCAAGACCGCGATGATGGGTCGCAAGGGTCAGATCATTACCGAAGGGTTTGGACCTGTAAAGAAAGTACAGATGGGTGTCAAGACATCGGTCATGACTAAGAAGATTGGATGTCAGGTTCTAAAAAACCTGATTGAAGAGGACAAACTCATCGTAGAGGATGCGGATACCATTTCTGAATTCACGACCTTTATATCAAAGAAGCAAAGTTTTGAAGCAGAGGACGGACACAACGACGATCTGGTTATGTGTCTTGTATTGTTTGCGTGGGCAACAAGACAGCAATACTTTAAAAATCTCACCGATATGGATGTTCGTCTGGCAATGTATCAAAACGAGATTGAGAAAATTGAAGACGATATGTTACCATTTGGATACTTTTCGGATGGGTTTTCTGAAGATATAGAACAAGAGCAGGACGAATGGTCAGAAGGTTCTGATGAAAAATGGTTAATAAAAGAAAAAAAAGATATAAGAAACCCTCTATGGATTTCTCGTATGAGGAATGATGGTCTTTTCTAAAATATCGAAAAAAATACATATACATAGCATTCATACCAAGGAGAGATAAATGGCAAGACCAAATGTAACATTTACCGTCGTAGACGAATCTTTAGTGGTTCCAGTAGGCGAAGCAGAATCAACCACAATTGGTGGTTGTTATAATCCAACAATTGCTTTGAAAGTCCTGGCAGGATCCACTGCTGAAAGAGATCAGGGGTATATCTTCGTACCAAATCAATCAGACTGGTACGCAAGACTCACCAACGCAGTCATTAACAACGCAGGAGGAGCAGCAGCAGCGGCAGCAATTAACGTCGGCGCATGTGCTGCATCATATGTCAATGGCACATATAGTGGCGCTGGCATTTCGGCAGAATTTGCCGACGAGTGGTGGCCAATCAACAACTTCCTTCAATACGGAGCACCTTGCTACGTTGGATGGGGATCGTCATCAGTCACTGATACCTTCAGTTTACTTGGATACGATGTAGTATTCCAAGGAGGAACAGCAGGAGTTTCTGGTTCTAACTATGCGTCGGCAGTCACAAGTATCGTAACAGATCGCGCAGCAGGATCAGAACCTGTGTTTGGTATTCTTAATGTTGGTTCTACAACAGAAGCAATTTCAGAAGCAAATGTTGCTAATTTAATTGGATACAACCTAGCAGCTTCAGCAGATGAAAACATTGCCGCAGTGTATGGAGAAAAAGTTCATCTTGATCTCACTGGTTCAACCTATATTACGACTCCTCTCGCAGCAGACGTTGCTGGTTGCATTGCCAGAACTGACCGTGAAGCATATCCATGGTTCTCACCAGCAGGACCAAGAAGAGGAAGAATTCTCAACGCAGTCAGACTCAACGACAATCTTAATGAAACAGAACAAGACATTCTTTACGATGACGGAATCAATCCAGTAGTAACTTTCCGTGGAGATGGAACCATTCTTTTCGGAGACAAGACCAGTGGTTCTCCAACGAGTACTCTTTCAAGAATCAACGTTGTCAGACTGTTCCACTACATCAAGAAGGCACTCGCACCAGTTGCTCGTTCAATTCTCTTTGAACAAAACGATTCTGTAACTCGTTCAAGATTTAAGATTGCTGCTGAAGGATTCCTTGATCGTATCGTTGGTCAAAGAGGAATTACTGAATATAAAGTAATTTGCGATTCAACCAATAACACACCAGAAATTGTTGAGGCAAACTACTTCGTAGCAGACATTCTTGTTAAACCAATCACTTCTATTAATTATGTCAAGATTACACTTACAAATAAGGATCTATCAGATACCATCTGATACATAAGAATAGGAGAATAAATAAATGGGTAATACCTTAAATAATTTTAGAAATGGTTTTAAAGGTGTACGACCAAACAGATTTTTAGTTGAAGCTGCATTTCCTAACACAATCAGTCCAGCACCAGATAATTCAAAGAGTTGGATCTACATTAAGGCAGCAGATCTTCCAGGATCCACAATCGGAACGATTCCAGTCGCATGGATGGGTCGTGTTGTCAAGTTTTCTGGCGAAAGAATGTATGCTGACTGGGCGATCAATTGCTATGAATCCAATGTTCCTGCTGATGATTTAAGAGATGCATTTGAACGTTGGATGGAAGAAATGGATGGAAGAAATGATCATACAATTGATTATAATTTAACAGAAGATTGGATAGTCAGATGGTCGGATATTGTACCTGGCACTAGTGTCAGCGCACCAGCTAAC